GATGCTGAAGAATACGCACCATTTTTCCCATATGATGTTTCAACCCTTACCTGAAATGTATAAGAAGTATTGTTTGTTAAACTCGTTACTGTAATTGGAGAAGAAGAACCTGTAGCCTGAATATTATCGGGAGTAGATAAAACCCTATAGGTTACTTCCCCGCCTTTACCAAGATAAGAAGGAGATGTAAATGCAACCGATGCAGTAGTGTTACCAGCAGTAGCCGTAGGCGCATCAGGAGTACCTGGAGTACCACCACTACCAGCTATTGCGGTTACTGCATTAATCATTAGGCTGCTAAATCTCCTAGGATAATCCAGCTATTTGCTGCTCTTTTAATTAAAACAGCAGATGAGTATTGAGCACGAAGCTTTAATCCCGGTGTTGCATTAAGTGTTACACCACCACCTGCTACAAATGTTACTTGCCCAGCACCGGTTTGCACAGCCAAAAGTTGCGCTCCTACTGGAAAGTTAGCACCTGAGTCATTTTGAATTGTAACATTGGTTGCCCCAGCATTATCAAATTCAGTTAATTTACCCTCATCTGCAAGTACAAATGAATAAGTACCAACGACAGGGTTAATTGTAAATCTACCAATAACCTGCCCAGTTGTTGTAAGCGATGTGCCTGTAGCAGCACCAATATTAGGTGTTGTAAGCGCAACGCTAGTTTCGATCTTTGCTGCCGTTACAGCACCCGTAGCAATTTTGCTTGCTGTAATTGCTGCAGCAGCAATATCTTCTGTATTAATTGCACCAGCATCAAAGTTAGTGCCTGAAGCCAACCCATCCACGAAAGTTTTAACCGCAGTGAAGTTGGCGTTGTGTTCGGCAGCGACGATTGTTGCGCCGTTGACGAATGTATTTGGTATTGTTAATGTTGCCATTACTTGTTACTCCTTATTTGTCTGCGCTTATATTTAAACGCGATTGAGTTGATACCCCAAGCTCGCCCAGGCGTACCTGTTAACGCTGCTGTAGGTCCAACGAATTCGAGTTGCACAGCCTTTGCTGTCTTTAAACGACCGCCTAACTGAACACCTGCTCTTAACTGTGTAGTGCCATATACACCACCAGAACCATTTGTTGAATAAGTAGATGTGCCATATATACCACCAGTTGAAATTGGGTTTAGCACTAATGTACTACTTGCAACTTGATCTTCAGAATTAAAGTCATGATATACATTTACTCTAATTTCTGTATCATCTTCTACTTCTTTAACGACATACAAAGTTTTTACGAATGTTTTATTTTGCACATAGCGGTCATCGTAAAACCAACTTGTTTTATAAATTGTTGAAAAATCACCAAAATCATCACCGGCTTCAATGTCATCATTTACTTCTGCATAGTCATCTACATACATAACATATGGAAAATCTTCATCCGCACTAATCATTAGATACCAAGCATTGTCTCCGCTATCACGCCAGTTAATTCCAGAAATCATTCCCCAACCGTCAATAACAGTGTCATCATCATTATTAAAAGTTGCTGATTGAAATAATGTAAACGCACCTTGTTGACCAATTGAAGGATCGAATACAAAGTTGCAGTTTACATAACTGGGAACTGACCCAGTATTATCAATATCAAATGGCATAGAAAGCCATAATCTATCGTTAATATAAGAGCAAGTAATATACTCTAATAATGATGGGTTTATTCTATCGGTATCAATAATTGGTTTAATTCTTTCAAATAGGTTTTGGATTCCATTGCGATTATAAAAAAACAATCCCTGTGGATAATCAAAGAAGAATACTCCACCGGCTCCCTCAACCGCCTGCTGAGGGAAGTCAATGCCAGTCGTTGTAGATATTTCTACAAGTTGGAAAGTGTCTGCATCGTAACCCATAAGAAGATATATTGCTTTAGGTTTAAAGATAAGTAATTGACCATCAACAACCTTAAGACCAGTTATTCCAACTCCGCCTGCTGTAATGTCAATAAAGTCTTGCTGATACCAGTCTTCAGGGCGATTCTCATGCGACCAGCGAACACGATTAGGATACTCAACACCATCTTCGTATGTATAGGCAACGAACAGTTTGTTTGCATGTGCAATATTTAATTCTGCTCTTGGCATATAACCGCCAACAGGCGCTTGATAAGGTTGCCAAGTAGGTCCAGAGGCTATTAATGCTGATGCAAAAGCATCACCCTCAACCCAGTAATACGGAACAGATCCATCAATTCCACGAGCCATGTATAAAGTATCTTGCCATTGGGTAAAAGAACAGCCATTTAATGACTTAACTTCTAATGGTGTAGCTGCTGCTGTATTTAAAACTGTAAAGTTGCTGCCGGAAGAATGAAACACATTACCATCAGAAACTCCAACTGAAACTGTTGCACCTGTAGATAGCATAATAGTTGGGGCATTCAATGCTTTATAATTAAACATTGTCTTTGGTCTCCAGTCGGCTGGATCAGCTACAATGGCAGTGCTATGCTTTTTTTTAAACCCCGCACGGCTAAACAAACCGCCTCTTGGGTCAATCTCAAGATTTAATATTTCAGGAGTCTCATTCTTTTTGAGTTGGAACTGGTCAGCACGGTAGTTAACACCACCTGTAAAGTCTACAACTTGATCAAAAAGAATTGCTGCCATTTTAGAACAGCAGCCCTATTGGGTTAGGAGATCCTGGCATAACTTGCAGATACGGCGCATTACTGTTATACCAATAGCCTTCATTAATTTGTAACCCACCGCTCATAATAATGGGTTGGTTGCTATTTGGCGCAGTCAGGTTTGCTTGAATAATTGCAACCTCACTTTCATAATTACGCATATATACATTCGCCATCTCTGGATCTTCTTGATACTGGAAGATACGAGCCATGACATAGTTTGCCAAAGGCAATTGAAACTCTGGGCTGATATCAATATCAAGGTTTTCGTCTTGCAACCAATCTAAGTCTGGTCTCCTATAACCTCTAAGCGTAATGCTATAGACTTGATCTGGCTCAGGATATAACTGAAGAGTGTTTGCCCAGAATGTAAAGTAAACAGGAATACCGGGAATATCTTGAGTTCCTACAAAAATAGACTCTAGTTTAAACTTATCAATATAAATTAAAGCGTTACCTGAATTTGTATTATTAACAACAGAAATTATTTGATTAACATCACTTAATGTTTTACTTCCTCCACCGGCTGGAAGAGTTTGAGTAAATGTTCCATAGTTGCGAATATCTGCAATTGTACTAAATCCGTACTCTGATTGATAGTAAGGGAACCTTGTGCTTAAAGCAACAATCTTTTGAAAGCCTTCTTTTATAAAAGAGTTAACAAGGTCAGTAGTAATATCATCGTTTGGATCAGAACCAATTTCTAACTCCGACAATTGGGACACAAGGCTACGCATTTGTGCCAGTGTAAGATTTTCATTATAAAAAGGAATTGGCATTGATTACTCTCCTAGAAGTTCCGGAAAGGCTCTTTCCACGAGCTTATCCGCATCGAATTCTTCACCATCCTTCAAAGGCGTTCTTTCATTGGCAACAGATCTTAAATGACCAATACAAAGGTTTGTTTGATAAACCGTACCACTACCACAGGGCTCCCCATTCTTTTTAACACCCGTGCATTCGTTATATTCTTTTGGGGCAGCAATAACAGGCTCAATGTTTGGCAATCCTGCGTAATAAGGCATAATAGAAGACTGTTCTACGCCTCTAACCGTGCCATAAGGCTCTGTTCCCGGTAGCATTTGTGAGGTATATATAGTTTGTTTTGACATGTTTAACTCCTTCGGTGTTCCCTATATATTAGAGATTTTGTTACCTTATTAAAACAACCCATAAAAAAGCTGATACGAGGAGGCTGCCCGAAGGATAGCAGCTTTAGACTCCCCGTATCAACATCTTTTAACGGTAGAACTATTTAATTAGTTCCACTCGCCATCAAGTCTACGCCATGTCAGTGACGAGAGACCGCCCTTTGCCGTGATTTTGCTTGAGTTTTCGGCAATGCCAGAAACGCCAATGAAACCATCGGCTGATGGTGTGATTACGCCATAGACAAGTGCGGTGTTCAATGCATCAACTGAAGCCGTTCCGTGGTCTGGAGTGTCAATTGCAACGCAAGCCGTGCGAACGACCGTTGTTGCATCCGTGTTGTACTCCGAGATGAAGTGAACTGCCGTTGGTGCAGCAGATGCCGTGATTGAGAAGGCTGCGCCCTCATTTGCACCGTCTGCGTCGTAGCCGACACGAGCCTCGAAAGCATATGTCTCACCCTCCTTGCCATACCAACCGAAGTCGCCAGAATCAAGGGCTGCATACGAAGTGGTAACTACCACATCATCTGCGAGCACATTTGTGCGCTCTACAATGAATTTATTATTTGTAACCATAGTTGTACTTTTCTCCTTGCCCGATTTGGGCAGATTACCTAACTATTTTTAGTTAGAACTTGTATTTCTTTTGTATTTCTTTATTATTTTATAAAAGCGGGGCTTACCTTCTGCGCCCCGCCCTTACAAACTTATTAGGCTGTCTTAGCAGTAAGCTTAGCCTGACGAGCCCTGTTCGAGATCGTCAATTCACCAAACGCCATGATGAGTGCGTAGCGGGCATCAACGCCAGCAACCGTACCCTTCTGGAATTCAGTCGTGTTGAACCAGTGACCGTTCATGCCGACCAGCTTCAAGTACTTGCTGTTCATGAAGAACATTTCACCAGATGGGCAAGAAACATCGAACACCACTGGTGTCTGCTTGAACATCAGGTTCTGGAAGCCGAGGTTAGCCTTGGTCACATCCTGATAACGGACTTGCGGTGTCAACAGAGACTCATACTTACCGAACAGTGTGAGCGTTGTAACAACGAGGTCAGGGACATCATTGCCACGAGCTGCTGTGTTGTAAGCAGTTGTCATCTGAGCAGATGTAAGAGCGCCTGCATTCGAATCAACATACGACTGCCACCATGAGTTTGTGGAAGCATCAATGCCACCGATAGTACCAGTCGTACCAATCAGAAAGCCAATGCCTTGGAAGTCTTTGCCGTTGTTTGCTGGGGAGCTGGAGGCAAAAAGCATGTCGTTAAGGGATTCCTTAATTGACTCCTCTGCCTGCATAACCTTTGCATTCAACAATTTAATAATTGCCTCTGTACCACGGTTCTTGGCTTCTTCAATACCGCTGATCGCAATAGAAGCAGCCATCTGCTTCCACTGGTACTCAGCAGCAGAAATGCCTTCCTGCGGTGTGAGGTCAATTGCATCGTAGCCCGAGTACGAGCCTACGGTGTCGTTTGGAGCGTAGACGAGGGGCTCGACGATAGATGTACCGCCCTCCTCAACGACCACACGACCACGGCTATTTAGGTGCTCAAGAAGAACACGAGCCGTGAAGATGTTGTCAACCAGCTGCGGTTGATAGTTTTGCAGCGTAGTGGACAGTATTGCATTAAAATCAGGATTACCTGCCATTTTGAATCATCTCCTATAGATGTTGTTAGAACCCACTATTTGTGGATTAAGCATTTAAATCTTTTTCAGCCGCTCTAAACGCTTCAAGAACGGTTTTGGGTTGAGCCTTGGCAGGAACGACAGGAGCACCTTTAGAAGATGTTGCACCGGAGACTACATTTGCTTTACGCTTAGCCTCTAGTCTGGCTTGTTCATTTGCTAATTTTTGATTAGCATCAGAAGCCTTAGAGTAGATCCTATCAAAAGCAATTTGTTTGTAGATTGCCTCTAAATCGGTCTGCCCTGTAGCCAGAGCTTTTGCAACAACTTCATCGGCATTGAAGTCATCACCATACCTGCTCTGCAGAGTATCAATCGTTCTCGTTAAGTCATCCATCGCTTGTTTCTGTTCGAAGGCGACGAGACGCTTTTCAAGATCACTCATCTTCTTATCAGATGGGTCAATCCACTCAGGTTCTTCAACCTTTGTTTGATTAACACCATACTGCTGTTGTAGAAGAGCAACTGTTGCTGCAGGGTCCTTTTGGAGTGCTTCCGAAAGTGCCTGAGCATATGTTAATTGCTTTCTCTGTTCGCTGAGTTCCTGCGTCTTTTTGGTATAATCCGCCTGACGCTGGTATCCAGCAAGAGCCTCCTTTAACGGAACCGCAATCTCTTCGCCATTGACTTGGAGTTTAATTACCTTATCGGCAACCTCTGTATAGTCAAAAAGATCTAATTCTGTTTCTGGAGTTTCAGCCGTACCGTCAACCGTTGCATCTTGCCCTTCTACGGGGATGTTGGGGTCTTCAATTGTACTAGCATTTATGTCTGTCATAGAGTTCTCCTTCATGATTATTCTATGGGGATTACTCCCTATATATAATATATTTCATTACATTCCCGGCTGTCCACCCATTAACTGCTGGAGGATTTCGGGAGGTAAACTTTGTAAAATTGCTTCTAGGTCAGCTGGGGTTTGCGGTCCCGGACCTTGAATTGGTGCATTGGGAATCATGCCAGCAGGCATGCTAGCGGGCATGCCAGCGGGCATGCCAGCAGCCAATTCAGGCGGTAAACCTTGCATTCCCTGCTGTGGAGCCATAGGTTGTGCTTGAGGCATTTGTAAGAAACTGGCAGCATCTTTAACCCCGAATCCAACAGAAAGGACATACTCAGCCAGTCTTGGCAGGTTAATAAGCCCTGCTTGGGCAAACGGCGCTACGGCAGACACAAGTTGCAGTGCCATATCTCTACGGAATGCCTCGTTTCTTGGGGCAGTAGATCCTGCTTCAACAGTAAAATCAAACTCTCCGGCAATATAATCACGGTCAAAACTTAGCCAAACAGGTCGGGATTCAGTGCCAACAACTCTTACAACTTGCTGTCCAGTCATAAACTGTTGAGCTAGCATTATAAGATTGCTTGCACATTTAGCAATTGCATTTTCAATAGAAATCAACTTCTCAGCAACTCTTGCATTACCCGCCTCAGCAATAATTGAGGCTTCACGGGCTGTACGGGTAGTCTCTGGAATAGCACCACGCTG